CAAAGAAGTACTGGAGAGAATAAAAGTAGCAATACAGGAACTAAATCCTTTAACCATACTCCACAAGAAAGAACAGACAGTTGGGGGAAGAAAAACTAATGACTTGGTTTTACTTACATTGTGTAATAGCAGTAATTATACTTATCGCAGATGATAAAGGAACTTTAGAGCCTGCTGTTAATAAATTTGAAGAAAAGATTGGGATATATACACCTCCCGATACAACAGAAACAGAACCATTTACACTAGAAATAGAAGATGAGAAGCCAGGGACATTACAAGAAAATTATTAAAATAAAAGATAATCTTGCTAAAGCATTTTTAATTATTTTGTTTTTTCTTAGTGTATTATTTGCTTGTTTAAGATGCACAGATGAATATTATCTTGGCAAAACAAGAGAAGAACTGACAAAAGAAATGTTTGAAGTAGACTCGTTAATTAGAACAATACAAATGCAATTAGATAGCACAAGTATTGATTTTGAAAAATTTTATATTGACGCGCAAAGAATTAATAACGGACATGAGTGAACTTACTTTAGGTATAATAGCAGTGATTGCTTTTATATGGATGTATAAGGTATACAGGGATGTCTAAAGGACTTCACTCTGACTCGCAAATACATATATCTGTTGCTTTTTTAATTAAAGGTGCAATATTGGTTGCAGCAATGGTTGGAGGATGGTATCAAGCTCAAATGAAATTTGCAGAATATGATAGAACTTTAAATGATTTACATGAGGAAGTTGTAATCTTAACCTCAAAAGTAGCAAAAATGGAGGCAGAACATATCCAAGAATTGGAGCATCATAATACTGAGTTAATTGAAGAAAACCGAACATTGATGCAAAGATTAGGAATTAAGAAACCATAATGGATATAAAATATTTAAAACAGATACATGATATATTGCTTATTGTGCTTGGTCTTATGGTTATGATGATAGTAAGCGATAACGCTGAATTGTTTAGAGCAGTTAAGTCATCAATGCTTTATCCTGCTTTTTTATTATCTATGGGAATTATAGGAATAAAAGCTACTATAAGGGTAAATAGATAATGATTATTAGAAAGTGTAGTCAAGGACATCGCGTGAGAATACATAGGAATACATCTCCAGGTATTAGTAGAACTAAAACTTATACAGATGGCACTGTTGAAACAATTACATATCCTTCGTCTTATGATTATTTTATTGATGTTGATGGCGAGGTTATTAAGTTAACAAATAGTTTAAAAGTAGCTGAGGAAGAATATACTAAAGAATGTAAAAAGAAACACCCAGATAAGCCTTCTCATGGTAGGCTCGATATGGGTAAGCATAAAAGTATTAATCATGTTGCGACTCAAGCTTCGGATTATCCAACAGATTCTAATACCAAGGATGAAATTAAATTTTTTCTTGATGTTAGAGATGTTCAATATGGGGCAAGTGATACTAAAACTCAGTTATTAGAGTTAGTTGAAGAATTAAAGAATAAAAAAATTAAAATAACGGTAAGGGGAGTGCTTCATGATTGAGGCATATGCGGAGTATGGAGCAGTAGGATTAGTATGTCTTTTGTTTGCATATATGATAATGAATCTTATTAAAAGTCAAAAAGATCAATCAGAAGATTTAGATGACATACGTCAAGCTATAGCAAAAGCAGAAACTAAAATGAATAACGTAGAAGGTATTGTTTTAAAAATGCTTGATAGATGGAATCGTTCTGATGAAACGTCACAGCGTCATAGAGAAGATATTGTTAAGGAACTAAATGATGTAACCGATGATTTGGCTTATTTGAAGGGAAGAATTAATGGCAAATAAAGATGTATGGAACTATCGAAATAGCCTTGAAGAGAAGATAGGTTCTATTAATGCCCATGTTGAGAATATCTACCATCATATAAAGAGGGTAGATACTCATCTTGATAAACAGAATGGTCGTATTAGAAATAACGAACAAGTAATATCTAAATGGAAAGGTGTAGCTGTTGGCATACTTTGCGTAGCTTCCTTTATCTCGACCGTAATTGCAATGGTAATAAACTAGGAGTAACAATGAAAGAAGTAGTAGAAATAGTAGTACAAAACTGGGAATATGTCGTAATTGGCATACTTGCAGTAGATAAAGCAGTCGCATTAAGTCCTTCCACTTGGGATGATTTATTGTGGACTAGCGTTAAAAAAGCAATCTATAAAGTAGTGGGGAAATAAAATGTTAAAAAGAATGATACAAAGATTAGTAAAGAAACATGGAATGAAAGGTCTGCTTATACTGGTAGGTGATTATGCAGTTGGAGCAACTAAATCTAAAAAAGATGATGAGATTTGGGAAGAAGTAAAAATGCTTTTGGAAGGAATGAGTTAGTGCCAAGATTTAGTTCTCGCTCTAAGAGGAGACTTGATACTTGCGATTCCAAATTAGAAAAACTATTTAAAGAGGTAGTTAAATATTTCGACTGTACCATATTGGAGGGACACCGAGGTAAAGAGGCACAAAATAAAGCCTACAATGACGGGAAGAGTAAAGTTCAGTACCCGAATGGTAAGCATAATAAGCGTCCCTCTGTTGCTGTTGACGTGGCTCCTTATCCTATTGACTGGTCTGATCGTGATAGGTTTCACTACTTTGGTGGCTTTGTACTCGGAGTGGCGAAAAAGATGGGTATGAATATCAGATGGGGCGGAGACTGGGATATGGACACAAAGACAAAAGATAATAAATTTGACGATTTAGTGCATTTTGAAATAAAGGAATAGATGCCAAAAACGATTGCAACATTAAGAAATTTCGCAGGTGGAGTTAATTCCCAATATAACCCAAGGGATATAGCTGACAACCAATTTGGATTCGCCCAAGATGTAATTGGCGATAGAATTGGTGCTATTAGAACTATGGGAAATGGGAGTGGTACACCTAGGCAAGTTGACAATTCAGCTTCCAATAAAACAATAGCAACCCTAGGGAGTACAGATGTAGAGAATTCAGCTGGGTATGGTTTCAAACATTTTGAATTAGATTGGACTGAGGGAGGTGGAAATACTGGTGAACATTATTTAGCTGTAGTTGATGAAAGCGGTGAATTAAATTTATGGGATTATACTAATAATGATTGGGCTACTCCTAGTGGAGCTGATGTAAGTAGTGGTCAAACTGACTGTAGGCCTATAATAACTGCTATAAATAACGGTATACGAATAGCAGATACTAACCTAACAAATGATAGCACAATTAAATACTATATGTATGTAAAAAGAAGTCAGTTGGGAAGAAGTAGAGATAATTTTTACGTAGGAAATAACACATTACCTGCTCCCACTGCTAATGGAACTCAAAATACTTTAGTTAGTAGTGCAACTTATGACGATGGGCAATTTAATTTTTCTGTCGAATCGACATCAAATGAAAATGGAACTTGGGCTTCTGCTGATTATGTATTTGGTATATCATTTGTATACGATGGAAATCAGGAATCAGCTGTATCAATTTGCGCTGCTGGGTTGGGTAAAGAAGATGTTAATGAAGATAGAGCTTTAAAGGTAACAGTATATGCTGCTAATGCTACTGCCGCGACTGATTATGATGCAAGATTGACTGGAGCTCGTATTTATTGGAAATATGCATCTGGTCTTTCAATAAGCGGAACATCACCAGCTGCTCAAGGAGAATGGAATTTATTAGTAGATGTAGATATAACAGGAACATCGTCAGATAATCATGCCTATGGTGTACGGTCTAAGTTAGGTGATAAATTTTCTAATTGGACAGTTGCTAGTAATCAAGCTAATGTTGCTATCGTTGTGACTGATCCACCTATTGATACATATGCTACGTTAAATGGATATAGAAGTAGCGACGGCCCTCTTATTATTGGAAATCAAAGTGATGGATATAAAACAGCAGTATTTACAAATAGAAGAATGTTTGTAGCCAATGTAAAGATGACAGGAGCTGATGGAAACCAGGTTCAAGATGCAGATAGAATTATGTATTCACCTGTAAATAAACCTGATGTTTTTCCATCAAGTCAATTTATAGATGTAATTAAGGGCGACGCTGAAGCATATATTAAGCTTGAAGCCGTCAGTGATAGATTATTTGCTTTCAAAAAAGATACTCTTTTTATTATTAATATATCAAATCCAAGTCCAGCTGGTTGGTTTCTTGAGGCAGCTCATAAAGGAATGGGTGTACTTCATCCAGCAGCTGTATTTAAAACAGATTTTGGAATAGTTTGGGCTAATCCTAATGGTTTGTATATATATCAAGAAGGTGGAGGAATAGCAGAATTAACAGAAGGAAAGATACTTAACGGATATGGAACCGATGATTACGGATTTAAGTCTTGGGGAAAACTTATTACAGCAAATTCTATTGTTGGTTATTCGCAAAAAGACAAGGAAATTGTTATAAATATAGATTGCAGCAGTGATACAAACGATTCAACTTTTGGTGGAAACGGATCTGATGTTGTTGTATATGACATGGAGACACAATCAATTTGGTTTGGGAAGAATAGACTTACAAGTGGAGCTATTGCTACTAACTTTGACTACGATTGGAATGGTGATTTAATATACGGATCAGAAGCTAGTAATACAGTAACTATAAGGTCTTGGCAATCGGAAAGTCAAACTTCTAATGATATTTTATTTTCAACTAAGGATATTGATTTTGGGAGTCCTTCAAAAAAGAAAAAGATTTATAATATATATGTAACATATAAACATTCTGATAGTAACAGTATAGGTTCATTTCTTAGTTATAGTACCAATGGTGGAACTACTTTTGCTACTTATGATGGAGATGGGTCTACAGCAATAGCAAATAATACATTAGATCAAGCTGCTAGTTGGGAGATACATAAATTTACATTTACTACCCCAATAGAATGCCAAAGTATGGTCTTAAGATTTAATGCACCTTTGTCGAATACCGTAACCCAGACTAATGACGATGCAACTATCACTATAACTGCCGGTGCAAATACTTCTCATCTGGTAACCGGAATGTCTGTAACAGGGACTAATATAGCAGCTGGGGCAACAATATCTTCAATAACAGATGCAAGTCATTTTGAATTAAGTGCGGTTGCTACCAGTGGTATTATAGGTAACACTCTTACATATAGTAGCACGACTGCTAATGCAAGTAAAATTGATATTAACGATATTTCTATTGAGTACAGAGAATTATATGGAAAGGTATCTGCAACATAATGGCTTTTCTTAAAATAGATACATCAAAATTTAATAAGCGATATAGCTCCAGATATTCCTAAAACAGAAGCAAAAGAGGGCGATGTTTTAAGTTACTTTGACGACACTAAAGGAAAAGTATTAACTTCTTTTGATGGCGGATATCAATCTTCTGAAACATCTAAAGTTTCAGATATGAATAAGTATGACCAGGGACAGTATGTAACCGAAGTGGATGCTCCAGCTAATGCTAAAGTTAAAGCAAGAGGTGAAATACAATATGCTATAAGCAGAAAGAATATAGTTTCTTTTGGTGAAGGAGATACAGGTACAAAAAGTCAAAGATATATGGATTATTTAGCTGATGATACCTGTGATACTACAAATGGAAGTTCTACTGTTACTTGTGCTGATACAAATATTCTTAATGGTAATATAAAAATTGGAATGAATGTAGTAGGAACTGGAATTCCAGAACATGCAATAGTAAAGGTGTTTTTAAGTACAACCTCATTTGCGATTGGTACATATAAAGGAGCTACAGCTGGCGTTAGTGCCACAAGTTGTTCAAGCGTAAATGCAACAGCAGATGGAACTAATGTTGAGTTAAAATTTTATGGAACTACATTATATCTCGATGGTAGTCGTGGAGGTAAAATGGGAAGTATAGTTTATATTGATAGGGGTAACGATTGGTACAAAAATACAATTGATTCTATAATATTGCCACGCTCTGGAACTGGAATTACCCCAACTACTGAATTAGGTAGGGGCGAGGGTTATAGGATTACTTTACTATTTGGAGGTGATGAGTTTGCACTTAGGGCAGGTAACAGTGTTGGAACTGGGGAGACTTATAGTAACAATAATAACTCTAATAGCTCTGGCGCTGCGAAGGAAATACAATTTTCTAACGGTGTTCCTTATTATAATACTCCTTACGAGTTTGTCGATGCGCATATAAAATGGCTTGATTCATACCCAGATCAACTAACTGCTGTTGAGTTAGAAAGCCAAGCCAATGGAGATTTAAGACTTGTATCGGCTGGGCGAGCACCAAATCAATTGGTTGGTGGTATAAAGCATATAATTAATACCACACAACATATAAGATATGCGGACAGTAGCGATAATACAGTTATAACAGAGGTTAAAAATACAAAGATTCCAGCTAAAGCTATTA